GTTTCCCAGGCTATCCGTACCTCATGCTCTTGGCGTTGCGCGCTGAATACCGCAACATGGCCTCTGCGCTGGCGACTGAGTTGACGCGCAAATGGATCAAGCTCAACAGCAGCGAAACGGCGGGCGAAAACACCAAGAAGAAGATCACCGAGATTGAGCAGGAGTTCACGCGGCTAAATGTTCAGGGGGTAATCCGAAAAGCCGCCGAACAGGATGCGTTTTACGGTACCGGCCAAATCCTCATCAACATCAAAGGTGCGGATGTAAAAACGCCGCTTGTGGTTGATTCCCGAACGATCAAAAAGGGAAGCCTTGAGAGCTTCAAAAATGTCGATCCGATCTGGACGACTCCGCTGATGTACAACTCTCTCGTCCCCTCGCGTTCGGACTTCTACAAGCCGTCAAGCTGGTGGGTAATGGGGGAGCATTGGGACGCCACGCGGCTCGTCGTCATCATTACCCGCGAAGTGCCGGACATTTTCAAGCCGGGATTCAACTTTAGCGGTCTAAGCCTATCGCAACTTGCGGAACCGTACGTCAACAATTGGCTGCGTACCCGGCAGAGCGTGTCAGACCTCATCAACAACTTCTCCATCGTCGTTCTCAAGACAGCAATGGATCAGGTACTCACTGGTGGAGATGATGGGTCAAACCTATTTGCTCGCATCAAGCTCTTTACAGCTACACGCAGCAACAAAGGAGTCATGGCGCTGGACAAAGACCGCGAAGAGTTGGAGCAGATCGCTGTTCCGCTTGGCGGATTGCATGAGCTTCAGTCTCAAGCCTTGGAACTGCTCTGCGCTGTGAGCCGTGAGCCTGCCACAGTGATGACGGGAATTTCGCCTTCTGGATTTGGGAATGTGGCGGAGGGAGAGATTCGCATTTGGTACGACTGGATTCACGCGCAACAGGAAGCGCACTATCGCGTTCCCGTCGAAACCATGCTGAAGCTCGTGCAGCTTTCGTTGTATGGCGAGATTGACCCCGAAATCACATTCGATTTCACCCCACTGTATGAGATGACAGAGGAGCAGGAATCGACGATCCGCGTCAACGACAGCATTCGGGCTGGAAACCTGATTGACAGAGGCGTTATCGACCCGCAGGAAGAGCGCGAGCGGCTTGCGCGTGACCCAGAGAGCGGGTACCAAGGAATCGACGTTGAGAAAGAGATTGCTCCTCCCGACGAGGCCGAGCTTGGGGCAAATTTGGCCAGAGGAACGGCATGAAGCCTAAAGTTGCTCGTGCTGTCTGGCCGAACGCAGGCACTCGGATGCGTTACCAGAAGCGCATGATCGCACTCATCAGCGAGATGGCCAATAGCGTTGAGTATTGGCTGGAGTCCCAGCGCAAGGCCGCGCCGCCGATCCTTGCTACAGATGCGCTTCCTTCCGCCGAGATGCAGGAAGAAGTACGTCGCCTCTTCGAGCAATGGCGTAAACGATTCGATACGGAAGCTCCCAAAATGGCGGGCGCGTTCGTCAAAGGCCAATTCAGCGCGACAAATTCTGCGATGCGTCAAGCCCTCCGCGATGCTGGATGGTCGATCCAGTTCACGCTGACTCCGGCTATGCGCGATGCGTTTGAGGCGTCGCTGGCCGAGAATGTTGGGTTAATCAATTCGATTCCCGCACGGTACCTGCAAGAGGTTGAGGGAATCGTGATGCGGAACTATGTAGCGGGACGCGATCTAAAGTCTATGGCAGCGGAAATTCGAGCGCGATACAAGGTAGCGGCAGACCGCGCCGTACTGATTGCGCGGGATCAGAGCAACAAGGCGAATGCGGTTGTGCAGAAAGCTCGCCAGACAGAACTCGGCATTGTCGAGGCCGTGTGGCTTCACTCCCATGCAGGCAAGACGCCACGGCCCACGCACGTCGCCATGAATGGCAAGCGGTATCTGATTAGTAAAGGGATGTGGGATTCTGCGGCTAAGAAGTGGGTTCGTCCGGGCGAGTTGATTGGGTGCCGTTGCGTAGGTCGTTCGGTTTTGCCATTCACGCCTACTGACAAAAATTCAAAAGCGCAAATTCTCCGTACATCTCGATAGCGGCGGCATCATAGGCTTTAGCGGCTCGCTCTGCACTGGGAAAATATCCAAGATGGCGGCGTTCTTTTTTACGGACACTTCCTATTGTAGCTCTCCATTTATCACGAACACGCGAATCCTTTACTCTTCTGTTTCTCCCGCCACTTCCGCAAGTACACGCTCTGGCAAATAGGGCAGCGTTGACGCTTCTTATCACTTTTGAGGCGATGACCATGTATGCAAAACTTTTTCCGAGCTGGGGGCATACGTTAATTATAACATCCTGCCTTTCATTTTCACACAGCTTATTGCAATCCATTTTTCATAGTGCAATGCTCTAAGGCGAGATGATCTATGGAGATTGCGTGCGACGCAGCCTTTCAGAATCGACGATACGATGCAGACGGACGCCTTCATATCCTGCGAACGCCCATCTCCAAGGCGACAGTCAACCCCTATTACGGACGCGAGATTCCCGAATCGGACAAACTGGGTCTGGAGCCGGCGCGGGTGTACTACATGCTGCGCGATCCAGGGGAGTTGGCGAAATCGGCCCCGTCCTTTGCCCGAAACCAGTTGATGTTCAAGCACACGGCGGTGAGTGCAGACGATCCCAAGCAGGAAGCGATTGCGGGAACCATCGGCTCGGAAGTCGAGTTCCTGGCCCCGTACCTAATTGCGGACATTTGCATCTGGGATGCGGAGGCAATCGCCGGAGTCGAAACAGACACGGTTCGAGAGCTATCAGCGTCCTACAGGTACCGGGCCGATATGACGCCGGGGATGTACGAAGGGCAGCGGTACGACGGAGTGATGCGGGACATTCAAGGGAATCACGTTGCGTTGGTTAAATCGGGCCGGGCCGGATCAGACGTGATGGCTGCGGACAGCAAACTGGAGACGAAGATGGAAACGAAATTCGGCAAAGCTCTTTACGCAATTCTCTGTGCGGCATCGCCCAAGTTGGCCCAGGACGCAGCCCTCAAGCCTCTCGTCATCGGCATGAAGCGCAGGGAGTTCGATCTGAAGGCACTCGAACCCAAGCTGCTCGCAATGGACGCCGAACTCCGCAAGCCGGAGACGCTTGCTGCAATGCAGGCCGCGAAGGATGCTGAGGCCGAAGAGGATACCGAGGCCGAGAAGAAAGAGCGCGAAGAGAAGGAAGCCAAAGACAAGAAGGCCAAGGATGGAAAGCGGGTCAAGGACAAGTCCTTCGATGAGTGGGCTAAGGACGAGGAGGAGATGTCCGAGGATAAGCGCAAGGCCCGCGACGCCGAAGAGGACGACGAGGACAAGGCGAAGCGCAAGGAATACGAGAAGAAGGCGGAGGACGCCATGAAGACGGCATGTGACGACTTCGATGGCCTCGTGAGCAAGCTCGAAGACAAGGGATACTCCAAGGAATACGCAGCCAAGGTTGCCGGAAAGGTCGCCGCTGAAAAAGGCAAGACGGGCGGCGACTCCAAGAAAGCCAAGGACGCGGAGGAAGACGAAAAGAAAAAGGCGGAGGACAAGATGAAACACGCAATGGATGAATTTCGCGCAGAGTTGCGTGAGGCGGATGAAGCACGTCGGGCAGTTCGTCCCATCGTCGGCGACGTTCTGGCGCAAGACTCCGCTGAAGGAATCTACGGTTTTGCGCTCGATCAGATGAAGATCGACCGCAAGGACGTTCAGGGTGTTCCGGCGTTGCGGGCGCTCTTCAATCTGGCGCAACAGGCCAACAAGCCCGCTCCGCGCCAGGCGTTCGACTCAGCCGGAGTCGAGGAAAAGTTCGTAGGCGCAGGCCGTTCAATTCAGGTGATGTAAGGAGAAGATCATGGGAAGCAATCTCATTGGAAGTTTCCAGACACGCGTCAACCGCTACAATCCTTTCGGGGTTGAGGGTGACTTTGCGAGCGCCAACCCGAGGGCATCGTCTCTCACTCCAGCGGGCGGCGCGTTTGTGGCCGGGCCCAATGGTGTCATCATTGGCAACTTCGCCTGGGTTGGCACTGATGGGCGAACAGTTTCTAGTTCGGGACAAACGGTTGCCGAGCCTGATGGCTTTGTTCACCGTGACCAGCAAGGTTTGCTGACTGAGTATTTGCAGGCGGCGGGAACTCTGATTCCTCCGGGCTTCCCCGTCACGTTGATGACGCGTGGAGAGTTTCTGGACAAGAACACTGGCCCCTCTTCGATTGCTAAGGGCGCGACGCTCTATGCGTCGTTCGCGGATGGCTCGCTCATGTCTTCGGCAGGCACTTCGGCCAGCGTGACAGCAACGCTCGGATCGACCAACACGGCCAGCCTCGGATCGACCAACACAGCATCTCTCGGCGCGACATTCACGGCCTCGGCTGGCTCACCTGCTACTCAACTTGTTGTGACGGCTGTCACCGGACTTATCAGCATCGGCGATACGGTGAGCGGT